TAAAACACTAGCTATCTTTACGAACAAATCAAAACCACACTGCATACCCAACGCAAAGATCAGACCTGCGATGAATACCGCGAATATTGAATTAAACAGTTTCTTCCACTGCTGCTTCTGTTTTTCTTTATCTCTCTTCTGCAAGTTTTTGAGTTTCTCCAGATAGAAAAGAATGTCAGCTAGCTCTTCAGCCGTTAAATTCTTTCCATCTTGAGGATTTAGCAGAATAGCTTTGCGATCTTCCACGATACGCCTTCTTGAGAAAACTCTGTAATAGATCTCGTCCAGGCTATTTGTTGGCTTTGCTTTCATCTTTTACCTCACCGTTGATAAATCTATCCAGTTCAACCAGAGCAGTGCAGTGACTTCTTAAGAAGTGGTACACAGCGAAGGCTTTGTCTCTGTAGTCTCAATTTATTTAATTTAGACAAAGTCTTAATCTTCATTATTTCTTCTAATAATTCTTGACAATAAAAAAGTGATTCAAACAAGTCGTGTCTCTTTTTGAATGACAAGATAAGATCAGTCATTTGAGTTCTCGCTACAAAATACAGAGAAGCTATCTCGCCATTTTTTAATTCAATGAAACCAAAGTCTTGTTCTAGCTCCAAAACTATCTGCTTAGGGGTTGAGGCTAAATCTTCTAAAAATCTAGCGCACATTCTTTGAAGCAACTTAATTTTTGAACCATACTCAGGATCATCATTACCAGGAAACTGTAAAAATCCGTTTGTAAAAATGGCGCAACTCTTATATTCATCTGGTATGTCATAGCCGGTTAACTCTCTCCAAGAAGCCTTGGTAAAACTAATATTTTGCTGAGCTTTGCTTGAAATAAATACTTGAGTTAAAGAGCTATCTAACTTTAGGCTACCTGGTAAGCTAAAGTACTTTCGATAAATTTCGCTTTGACAACAAATGCGTCCGTTTAAAAATGCAGCATCTTTTAGAGCAAAACATATCACGTTGTATAGTCGGACAGAGTTAATTACAGTTGCCATTTTTCTAAACTCCAGTACTACCGAAACCGCACAATCCTCGTTCACTTTTAACACCTGTAACATTACCCTCGGTTAGATGCACATCAGGAAGAGGAACGATGACCAGCTGTGCGATGCGATTGCCCTTAAAGATTTTTAAGTCAAACTTAGCGATGAGAACCACTGAGATAGAGCCTGTTTAGCCCGCATCTATCACACCCGTGGGAGTTGCCACTCCGGCGCAGTTGTAGGATGAGCGCGGAAGTACCAGGCCTACATAGCCTTCTGGGATAAGCACATGCACACCCGTGTCAACCTTAAAAGTCTTGTCTGGACTTAGCTCCACGTCCTCTTTTGCGAAAAGGTCAAAGCCTGCGTCTGCCTCATGCGCCTTCACAGGTTTGTAAGCGCCCTCGTCGAGCTGATAGATGATCTTCTGTTTAAGCATGGGTGCTGTCTCCGTCTATATGTTCGATTAAATGGTTGATGTACCACACGGCTTTACGCAGGTCCTCCTTTCCGTTTTTCCTTTTCCAGCGATACAGGTACTTGATCGCATTCGCTGTACATACAGCTTCAATACCGCTAAGACCTTCTGTGGCTGATTCCAGACAGTCGATACATTCAACTTTGCCCTGATAGTGTTCAGGATGGTTAACTACATCATTCATTTTTAATAAATTCCTAAAATTCCCTGAATAGTGTCAAATGACACATAAATAATTCCCAGAATGAGGAGGATCAGAACCCCCGTACTTAACAGCTGTCTCATCTACAGTCTCACTCTGATCTTCTTTCTCTTTGCGTAGGTGCCTATCCAGTCGTACACTTTCCAGGAGCGATAACCGGCAATGCGTGGCTCGAATTTCGGAAAGTTAAGTGACTGCGCATACTTACTTAGAAACTCAGCGTCACCTGAGAACATCGATGTAACGTCGTCAGATGTAAGCACACCTTTTGTCTGCAGAGCCTGGAGCGCGTCTGTACTTACGCGGAACTCTATATACTCCTGAGATCCACCAATAGCAGCAATCTTTTTGCGCTTTGGCTTTGGCTTTGTTTCAGCCTTTACCTCCGCATTCGCGGATTTGATGTCATTACGAGTAGGCTGGGAGGCTACTGATTTCTTTTCTCTCTTAATCAGGATCGCGTTTTTGCCAAAGCCGTGTCTTGGATTAGACTCCTTAAGCCTGGCGTGGCGAAACTTCATACCCTCAACTTCCTGCCTAATGCTCCACTCCTGCGCAGCAAGCTCTTCAGCCTGCTCTCTGTCAAGCCCATACACGCCCTGCAGGTATTCATCTGTCGTAAGACGTTTGAACTCTGTCTCGGTTGCGTTCCTTGCAATCATGATCGTGCCTCCTCAAAGGTCTTTCTTGCCTTAAGCTCTACGAAGCGGTCAAGCGCTTCTGGTGACCATAAAAGCTTCTTCTGACCCTTGTACAGTTTCACAGGAGCCGGAAACTCAGGATCTTTTTTTAGAGTGAACAGGGTGTTGCGACCTACGCCCAGGTATTTAGCCGCGCTAGCGCTATCAAGTAGTTTTATTCCTTCAATCATTGCTGTCTCCTCAAAAAGGCGCCGGAGCATAAAGGAGTAAACCTCCGGCGCAATGTTTGTCTAACTCTCAAGCTACGACTTCAGTAATTAAAAAGAATGCGCACAGCACAAGCAGTGCGATTAGTGTCATCTGCAGGTGTCCGTAGAGTGCGAAGTCTTCTTTTAGCTCTGCCATAAGTTGCTTTAAGCTCATCAGACGACCTCCACTGAAGGACAGAATGCGCCGTGCTCAACATTAAGCTCGTAGAGTTTTCTTGCCTTGTGCAGACGCTGTACGCGCTCGATGCGGGAGCAGCGAAGGCTCTCGGAAGGAACAATCAGAGCCAGCCCTCCGGTGCTCTTGTCAAGGATCCTGTAGACGGCATCGCGTGGAGGCTTTGCCCTGCACAGTTCCAGACAGGCACTCCCCCAGCTGACTCCGTCAAGAAGCGTGTCCACGCCTCTGCTGTCAGCTCTGATAAGTGATACAGCACTGTTCATTTTTCCACCTCTGTTATGTTCGGTTTTATTCAGTTTAAAAGAGTTTAAAATTGTTTATGAAGTAATCAATTTGTGTTTAAAGCATAAACTAATGTTTAATTTTTGTAAAGTGGATATATAGATTTTTATAAAAATTAGTTTATAAAAGTTTTGTGGTGTGAGTTTGATCACACAACTTTAGAATGGGCGGTACAAGGTAGTTTTAATGGGAATAAAAAGCCCCGCTGTCAGTAACAGCAGGGCTTAAAGAAGCGCACAGGAAGCGGTTAAAGCGCTCCGGAACGCTCTATGACACGACCTATGATATAGACGCGGTTCGCTGCTTCAGCCTCCAGAACAACATCGTGATATGCGGGGTTCTCTGATTTAATGATAAGCCTGCCAAACTCTTTAATCAGACGCTTAACCATAAGCTCATGGTCGTAAGCTATGGCATAAATGGCACCGTTCTCGATCTTCTCAACCTTTGAGCAGTCAATAAGAATGCAGTCGCCATCCAGAATGAGTGGTTCCATAGAGTCCCCAGACACTCGCACACGCTTGCAATGAGATGCTTTAATGCCGAGTTTTTCAAAAAAGTCTCTTCTGTATAAGGCAGGAACTGTGCCTGACACCTCCTCATATGAAGGTTCAGGCGTCTCTCCACAACCAAACACCACATTGTACTCAGGCACCTCAACCATAGATGCACCGTCCACAGGAGCCAGCAGGTTCGACTTCCTGGAGCCCTCACCGGTGATAAGCCACAAAAGATTAACTTTCAGCACCTCCGCAAGCTTTACGACATAGTTGGCTGAAGGCAGACGCAGCTGATCAGTGTTAAGCCACTTATTCAGAAGCTGTGAAGTCTCTCCGATTTCGCGGGCTATCTGAGCCTTTGTTTTGCCTGATTCGGCGATGGCTAGAGACAGCCTTAATCTGAATGCGTTTGAATCTTCGCTTGAATTCATTTTTAAGATCTCCATCAATTTATAAATAAAAGTTTAATCGATCGCTTGAAAATATCAATTTTTGTGAGTAAACTTATTTCTAGCAAAACGATAAACAAAAATTTAATTGTTTGGAGGAACCATGAAAACTCTGACAGACAGAGAACTGTATGCAGCCCAGACCGCTGAATTCATCAGCCTTCTGGGCACCAAGAAAATCTGCAAAGTCTGTCAGCGCTCACCGCAGGCGCTGACAGGATGGAAAAAGCGTGGCATGCCACTAAGCTGGAGGCTCGTTTTTAGACAGAGATATCCTGCGGAATTTAAAAAAGTATTCGGAAACGAGGAGACACACTAATGAGTGACATTGTTATGACCACCGATCGCGAGGCACTTAAGTCTGCGATCCTTTACATGGAAAAGGCTCTCTCAGCTTTTAAAAAGGGCCTTAATTTAGAGATTGAGAATGAAAAGATTAATACAGCGCAAAAGGCTGTGGAGAAGGCTAAAACAGCGCCAGCAGAGGCTGCGAAGAAGGTAGAAGTCCCTAAGAAGGGTCCAGAAAAGCTTGCACCAAGCATCGAAGACATCAGAAAGGTTTTCGCAAAGATCATGCTTGACCAGGTCGTTGACGGCCGAAGCATCATCAAGTCAACACTTGATAAGTACAACGCCACCAAGGTTTCAGAGTTCAAGCCAGAACAGTACCTGAGTGCGCTGACAGATACGATTAATAACTACAAAGAAGATCTTGAAAAGAAAGATCCTCAAAACGCAGACGAGAAACTAAAGGAGATGATCGAGTGGGTAATTCCGTTTTAGCAGAGCGTGAGCATTCAACTCTGTCAGCCTCAGCGTCACATCGCTGGCTTGCCTGTACCGCATCTGTGAAATTCACAGCGGAAATGCCCGACAACTCAAGCGCTTACGCTGAGGAAGGCACAAGAGCTCATGAGCTGTGTGCCTGGAAAGTAGCGGAACAGTTTAAGGTTCAGGGCGTTAAAAAACCAGACTTCAAGTATGACAGCGCCACGGAAGAGTGCGCTGACGGTTATGCAGCGTTTATCGCTGAAAAGATGACCGACAGTGCGGCAATCTTTTTAGAGCAGAGAGTTGACTACTCAGACTACACAGCTCCGGGCTCTTTCGGAACTGCGGACTGTGTGATTGTCGTGGGCGACACACTAAAGATAGTCGACTACAAGCACGGTGTAGGTGTTCCGGTCGAATGCGACCACAACCCTCAGCTTATGCTGTACGCATTGGGGGCCTACAGCGCGCTAAAAGGCCTGTACGACATTAAGAACGTTGAGATGTCAATCTATCAGCCACGCATTGGCAACATCTCAACCTGGTCTACTTCAATGCAGGAGCTTATCGACACAGCAACCTCCGTGTTCAAGCCAAAAGCTGAAGAGGCTATAAGCGATAAAGGTAGCTTCTGTGCGGGTGAGTGGTGTCGATTCTGCAAGGGTAAACAAATCTGCAGAGAAAGGGCAAGGGCCAATCTGTCGCAGGCTCGTGAGGATTTCAAGCTACCACCAGAGCTCTCAAACACGGAAGTAGCCGAAATCCTGACCAAGGTCGATCAGATTATAGCATGGTGCACCGACATTAAAGACTATGCGCTCGAAAATGCGCTCAAGGGTGAGAAGTTTGCAGGTTTCAAGCTTGTCTACGGTCGCAGCATTCGCAAGTACTCCGATGAGGAGAAAGTGGCAGACGCTGTGAAGGCGGAAGGCTTAGATCCATACACACACAAACTTCTGGGCATCACAGACATGACCAAACTCCTCGGAAAGAAAAGATTTGATGAACTCCTGGGCTCTTACATCGTAAAGCCTCAGGGCAAACCAACGCTGGTGCCGGACAGCGATAAAAGACCGGAGATGGCTTTAAGCGACTTCTCAGAGTTCGCTCAGAGCAAATAAACGACAAAACGTAAAAACGTAATCATGGAGAAATCGTAATTATGCAAGCAACTAAAGTAGTAACAGGTCCAGATACCCGCTTATCTTATGCTCACATCTGGGAGCCACAATCCATTAACGGTTCAGACCCTAAGTATTCAGTGTCTCTAATTATTCCTAAAACCGACACTAAAACTGTAGAAGCGATTCAGAAAGCGATTAAGGCAGCATATGACGAGGGGCTTAACAAGCTTAAAGGCACCGGTAAGACTGCTCCAGCACTTGAGGTCATCAAGAAACCACTGCGCGACGGTGATGCTGAGAGACCAGATGACGAGGCCTACGCAGGATGCTACTTCCTGAACGCCTCCTCAAAGAACCAGCCTCAGGTGGTTGACACTAGTGTGCAGCCAATCCTTGAACAGACAGAGGTCTACTCAGGCTGCTACGGACGCGTAAGTATCAACTTCTACGCTTTCAACACCCAAGGCAACAAGGGCATCGCCTGCGGACTTGGCAACATTCAGAAGATTAGAGATGGTGAACGCTTAGGCGGTGGCCCAACCTCAGCAACTGAAGACTTTGAGGCCTATGGTGCCGCTGACACAGCAACCGATTTTCTGGCCTAGTTAACAACTTAGCAGTCAAGTTTGGAGGTGGAGACCCCACCTCCTTTTTTAGCACTAAACCGGAGTAACTATGAGATTCATGTCTATCGATATTGAAACGTACAGCGATATCGACATCAATAAGGCAGGCGTCTACAGATACGTTGATACAGACGCATTCAAGATCCTGCTTTTTGCGTATTCAGTTGACGGTGGTCCTATACAGCTTATCGACCTCACCAGAGGTGACTGCATACCTAAGGAAATTGTAAAGGCTCTCATCGATAAGAGTGTGACCAAGTGGGCTTATAACGCAAACTTTGAGCGCGTGGCGCTGTCAAGATTTTTAGGTATGCCTACAGGTCAGTACTTAGATCCTGAGGGCTGGAAGTGCTCCATGGTCTGGGCTGCAACGCTTGGCCTTCCTATGGGACTTGCAAAGGTGGGAGAGGTTCTGGCACTTGACAAACAGAAGATGTCAGAAGGCCGTGGGCTTATATATAAGTTCTGCAAGCCCGACAAAAAGACAGGTCAGAGAGTACTACCTGAGGACTTCCCAGAAGACTGGGAAACCTTCAGACGCTACAACATAAGAGATGTCGAAACCGAAATGGGCATTCAGAAGATGATCAGTCCTTTTCCATGCTCTGATGAACTGTGGCATGAGTACTGGACCGACCAGCGCATTAACGACAGAGGTGTTGAAGTTGATTTGACCCTTGCCAGAAACGCGGTCGCCATGGACGCTGAAATCTCTGAAAACCTCATGGAAAAGATGAGATCGCTGACAGGTATCGACAATCCAAGAAGCACCTCACAGCTTGACATGTGGTTAAGAGAGCACGGTTGTGACATGGTATCGCTAGGCAAGAAAGACGTAGCGCAGGTGATAGAGGAGACTGACGACCCGCTAATCAGAAAGGTGCTGTCACTACGCCTTTTAATTTCCAAATCATCCGTTAAAAAGTACACTAAAATGCTTGACGCAACCTGCTCAGACGGCAGAGCGCGTGGCATGTTTCAGTTTTATGGAGCCATGAGAACCGGCAGATTTGCAGGACGTCTACTGCAGCTACAGAACCTTCCGCAGAATCACATTGAGAACATTGGACTTGTAAGAGAGCTCGCAAGACGTGGCGATCTTGAGGCGCTGTCCGTGATGTTCGACTCGGTGCCTGACATCCTCTCGCAGCTGATACGTACAGCGTTTGTTGCAAGGGAAGGCTCACGCTTTATCGTAGCTGACTTCTCAGCTATTGAGGCTAGAGTCATTGCTTGGCTCGCAGGCGAAGAGTGGAGAATGAAGGCATTTGCGGAGGGTAAAGACATTTACTGCGCCTCAGCTTCTGCCATGTTTGGAGTTCCTGTTGTAAAGCATGGAATCAACGGCGAACTGAGACAGAAAGGCAAGGTCGCAGAACTGGCCTGTGGTTATGGTGGTAGCGTTGGTGCTTTAAAGGCATTTGGCGCGGACAAGATGGGCCTTACAGAGACTGAAATGCAGTCAATCGTAGACAACTGGAGAGCCTCCTCCCCAAGAATAGTACAGCTATGGTGGAACGTTGACCGAGCGATAAAGCAGACGCTTGAAGACGGCACGACCCACAGAACACATGGCCTTATGTTCAGCCTACAAAAGGGAATACTGTTTATCAGATTACCCTCAGGCAGAAGCCTGGCATACGTAAAACCTCGACTTATTGACGGAAAGATCACCTATGAAGGTGTTAGCAGCAACAAGGGCTGGGCCCGTCTTGAGTCATATGGTCCGAAGTTCGTGGAAAATATCACCCAGGCGATCAGCCGTGACCTCCTTCTTAATGCCATGAAACAGGTAGGACCGGAAGCCCGCATCTGCATGCACATTCATGACGAGCTCGTCATCGAGGCTGATAGCTCTGTAAAGCTTGACGACATCTGCAAAAAGATGGCTCAGGTGCCTGAGTGGGCCGAAGGGCTGCTGTTAAGAGCCGACGGCTACGAAACCAAATTTTATCTGAAAGATTAGAAAAGGGGTGCGAAATGAAAATAGCAACCGCCCAGAAAGGCCATACAGCTAAAAACTGGAAGAATGAAGACTTAGACTGGGCCCAAATCGTAGGAAGGGTAACCAGTTACAAACGTGCTGACGTTACCAGAGAAGAGTTCAATAAGCTCAGCAAAGACGACCAGACCAACATCAAAAACATGGGCGGTGCTTTCGTTGGAGGAGAGCTAAAAGACGGATTACGTAAGAAGGGGAACGTGGTAAGTAGATCACTAATCACTCTTGATATTGACCACGCCACTCCGGAAATTTTCAACAATATAGAGTCCTACAGCGATTGCAGCGGAGTAACTACACTGGTCTATACGACTTTCAAGTCAACAGCAGCTACCCCACGTTTACGTGTAATTATACCACTAAAAGCACCGATAAAAGAGCCTTTCTATGAGCCTATAGCCAGAAAGCTAGCACTGATGATGGACGTTTTAGAGCTGTGCGACCCTGCAAGTTTCAGAGCGAATCAGCTAATGTTCTGGCCTTGCTATCCAAAGGACGCAGAACCATACATCAAGGAAAACAAATTCTTACCGCTAGACACAACCGAGATCGTCAACAGCTACGAAAACATCGATGATTTTAGATCCTGGCCAATGCAGGAGAGTGAAAAGGTCAAGCGCCAGAGTGAACTCATGGCGGAAGATCCTCTCACGAAACCGTACCCTATAGGCACCTTCTGTAGGGCTTACGGAATCGAAGAGGCTATACGCAAGTTTTTACCCAAAGTCTATGAGCAGGTAAGCGCCGACCGCTGGCACCTGAAGGTCGCAGACTCCTCAGCAGGAGCCGTCGTCTATGATGATAAGTTCTTTTACAGCCACCACAGCTCCGATCCTGCTTACGGCATCGAATGCAACGCTTTTGACTTAGTCAGGATCCACAAATTTGGAGCTCTCGATGACAAAGCCAGGGCAGGCACACCATTTAACAAACTGCCTTCCTTTAAAGCTATGATGGACCTTGCGGCTAAAGATAAGCGAGTATCAAAGCTGCAGTTGCAGGAAGACGGAATTGATGTCTACATAACCGACCGAGAGGAGATCAAGCGCCTTGAAGAAGATCCAACAACCGACTGGCAGCAGGATCTTGAAAAGGATAAGTCAGGAAACGTTAAAAGCACTTTAGCGAATATCGGCTCGATAATAAAGAATGACGCTCGTCTCCAGGCCATAAAGTATGACCTTTTCGCTGATTGTTTCTGCGTTGACGGTCAGTTGCCATGGGAACACGAAGGCAGGGGCTGGACAGAGGCTGATCTTTCTAACCTTTGCATGTTCCTGTCCCAACAATACGGCTTAAATGCTACTGCGAACGTATTCACAGCACTGACCGCCACCGTCCGCAACTGTCGCGCTTATCACCCGGTGCGCGAATATCTGCTCAAGCAGAAATGGGATGGAAACCCAAGAATAGATGATCTGCTCAGCAGCTATCTTGGAGCCGAGAACACGGAGTTAAACAAGGCTATTATACGCAAAACACTGGTAGCAGCCGTAGCCAGAGTTATGCATCCGGGGATCAAGTACGATTCGATGATGGTATTAGTTGGAGGACAGGGAATAGGCAAGTCCAGAATTTTACGACTTCTTGGAGGTGAATGGTTCTCTGATTCTTTAACTTTAACCGACATGAAAGACAAGAACGGCGTAGAGAAGCTAAGCGGTGCCTGGATTTCAGAAGTCGCCGAACTTTCAGGCATGCGCAAAACAGACTCCGAGACAATCAAGGGCTTTATTACACGCCAGGATGACAAGATGCGTCCGGCTTATGGACACACCGTGGTAAGCAAACCACGCCAGGGAATTCTCATTGGAACCACCAACGAGACAGAGGGCTTTCTAAGAGATCTAACAGGAAATCGCAGATATTTACCTGTAATCGTTCGAGGGCGATCCGACTTCCCACCAGAGAAATGGGATCTTAATGAGCACGAAATAGGCCAGATATGGGCGGAGGCAGTCGTACGTTACAAGGAGAAAGAGCCACTATACCTTTCACAAGCTCTCCAGGAGAAGATCGTCAACTTCCAGAACGAGCTGCTCGAGGATGACTCTAGACTCGGTGAGGTTCAGGTTTATCTTGAAAAGCTGCTGCCTGAAGAGTGGGCTGAAATGAACAAAGAAGAGCGCCTGGATTATCTAAAGGGTAGAGAGTATAAGCCGCACAAAGGAGTAAAGCGCAGAACAGAAGTGAGCGTGGCAGAGGTATGGGCCGAATGCTTTGAGAGTGACCGAGTAAAGCTTGAAAGAAAGAACTCACTAGAAATTGTGGCAATGTTACTGAAGCTAGGTTGGGAACGCAAAAGCAGCCCAAAGAAAATACCCATCTATGGTAATCAGAAAATTTTCACCGCGCCAAGAGAAAAAAAGGCCGTAAATGATGAGAATTTTAGCACACCAAGTACAGAAGAGTTGGATGCAATGCTTCAGTAGCATGAAGATGTATTCTCAGAAGATGACAACCAAGCAAAAAGTTCGGTTATCGTTTAACAGATTGATTTATAAGCTAATACTACCGAGGTGATAAAAAATGAGACAAAACTTTTTTAAGGCGTTACAAAATTTAAAAATTTTTGCGACAGCAGAGAAAATTTACAAATGTAGACATGATCAGCGAAAAAGAGGAAAAAAGCCTCTTGGTAGTGGGGCTAGTAGTACCTTTGGTAGATCTCTAACTATTTGATTTATATTATATTACTACTGAGACTACTAAAACTACTAATAATTAATAAAATAATAAAATAAATAACTACATACAACATATATAAGTTGCTGCATACAAATTAATAATAGCTATATAGAAAATTTGGTACTTTTTAGTAGTTTAATAGTAAAAGTCTAAAAATCAAAGAGTTAGCCTATTACGAAGAAAATGACCGGAAAAAGAGATAAACAATAGGACAATATTCACATTTTATGTTGGAAAGTAAAATCGAAAAAAAACTTGTTAGCCTGGTGAGAAGATCAGGCGGGGAGTGCATCAAGTTTGTGTCTCCGGGAAATGCAGGAGTACCGGATAGGATCGTCATGATGCCCCGTGGGAAGATACACTTCATAGAACTTAAAGCCCCCGGAGAGAAACCCAGAGCACTGCAGATGACTGTACATGACAGATTTAAGCGCTTAGGCTTTCCCGTTACAGTCATTGATTCTATGGAAGGCGTGGAGGCCTTTGTGAGAGCACTTGAGGAGGAACAGCATGGAGTTTAAGCCACACACTTATCAGCAGTATGCTATTGATTACATTCTAAGCCATCAGATCGCAGCGCTGTTTCTGGACTGTGGTCTTGGTAAGACAGTCATCACTCTGACAGCGCTATGGTCGCTGATGCTTGACAGCTTTGATGTTAAACGCTGCCTCATCGTAGCCCCTCTGAGAGTGGCGAGAGATACCTGGCCCTCTGAGATTGCGAAATGGGGGCATCTTGAGGGGCTGACCTATGAGGTAGCCACAGGAGACGAGAAAACACGTCTAAAGGCCGTTAAAAACGCCATGAAAGGTAACGCAAGAATAGTGATCGTCAATCGCGAAAACTTACCCTGGCTTATCGCAAAAACTCCATGGATTTATGACATGGTCGTGCTTGATGAACTTTCAAGCTTTAAGTCGTCAAAGGCTCTAAGGTTTAAAGCTCTCCGTAAAATACGCCCTCAGGTGAGTCGTATCCTAGGTCTGACAGGCACACCCGCTCCTAACGGATATATGGATTTGTGGGCCCAGTTCAGACTGTTAGACGAGGGCGAAAGGCTCGGGAAGTTTATAACGAGATACAGACAGGAATACTTCACATTAGACCCTTTTAAAAAGTTTGCCGATTACGAGTTAAAGCCTGACTCTGTTAAACGCATTAACTCAAAGATCGCGGATATAACGGTATCTATGAGCGCCATAGAACACCTCAAGATGCCAGAACTGCTAAAGCAGCAGGAACTGGTTACCATGAGTTCTTCAGAGGCAGAGCTGTATAACCGGCTTAAGCGTGAAAAGGTTCTGCAGCTGAATGGAGATCTTGTCACAGCTAAAAACGCTGCCTCGCTTTGCGGTAAGCTCTCACAGCTTGCAAACGGCGCTATATATGACGAGGACGGCAACGTCTGTGAGTTTCATTCACGCAAGCTTGATGCCTTAGAGGACTTAATCGAGGAGGCTAACGGCAAGCCAGTGCTTGTAGCCTACTGGTTTAAGCATGATTTTGAAAGAATTAAAAAACGCATTCCTGATGTGCGTGAGATTAAGACCAGTGAGGACATTAGAGATTGGAACGCGGGACAAATCAGGGTGGCTTTAATTCACCCTGCTTCTGCCGGTCACGGTCTTAACCTTCAGCAGGGTGGAAGTTTCATGATATGGTTCGGCCTTACCTGGAGCCTAGAATTGTACGAGCAGACTAATGCCAGACTGTGGAGACAGGGTCAGAAAGCAAAGACAGTGGTCATCAAGCACATACTTACTGAAGGAACGATAGACCGACAGATTTATGAAGCTTTACTTAACAAGCATGTAACTCAAAGCGCACTGATGAACGCTGTCAGAGCGCAGATTTAAGAGGAGAGAGCACATGAATATAATTCTTGAAAGTGCATTAAGCCATGGCGCTACGAGTGGAGAGTTCTATCTGCTTTTGCAGAATTACGGCATCTGGTCGCGATACTTCGGCTGCAGTGGCTATAAAGCTCACAGCTCTGAAATACTGCCAACGGCGATCATCGATGACGATACAGCCATGCTTGTGGAGAGTGCAGTAGTGAAGCTTAAGAAGTCAAGACCCAACGTTTGGAAGGTTTTCCGTCAGCACTACATCGAAGGCCTTACACCTGAGGTTATCACCGACAGGTTAAGATCTGAGACCCGAGGAAAGCCAGAGAGCCCATACAAAAGACGTAAAAACTACTACGAGGCAAGACCTGCAATAGATACAGCCCTCAGGCACATAAACGCAAGTGGTGTGAGAAGTTTATTAAAAATCGCTGAGAGTTTTATTTATGATGATTTAATTGACTATAATAAACATTAAGTTAAGTTTTGCAGTTAAATCATAAACTCAGGTGTACAAAATCATGAAATTCGTGGAAATCGATGGTCATTTATACCGTTCAATTCGTGAAGTGTGTCACAAATATGATATAAGTTATCAAAAAGTTAAGCGTCTCTGCAGACATTTCAGGAGAGCCTCTGAAGATCCACGTGTGGCGATCGACTGGTGCCTAGGTAAAGAGAAGTTTAACCCTGCACATGAGCCTAAGACGCATAAATACAGCGATGATCAGAAATTGGCGACTGAGCGTCAGCGCATTTTTATCTGTCGCTGTCAGGAGAGCCTTGTGAAAGATTTTTAGAAATAAACCAAAAAGGTCGTTAATGGGTCGTTATTCTGGAATATACTATAAATCAGATAGTGTGAAAAAGTGTTACTCCGAATTTCATCTTTTAATTTCCATCATAAGAAACCCTGCCACAGCGCAGGGTTTTTCGTTTTATAGGTTTCAAAATGTTGCGTCATCTTACCCCAGAGTTTATCTATCTGCTAATCGGCGCAGGCTGTTCTTTCGTCATGGCCTATCTTAGATCAGTGAAAAGAACTTTCGCAGCTAAGATTTGCGAGGCTTTGACATGTTCTATGCTGTCTTCGGCGCTAATTCTTATCTCAGAATACTATCTTCATTGGCCCTTAGAGCTTGGTGTTGCTATCGGCACCTTTGTAGGGTTCCTTGGTAGTGACTACATTTCAGCCAAAGTTAAGCAGCTAATAAACGTTAAGGTGGAACAGGATGACAATGCGCATAAGTAGTCACGGTATAGCTCTTATACAAAACTACGAAGGCTTAAGAACTACAGCATATAAGCCGCTTAAGAATGAATCCGGCTGGACCATCGGCTACGGCCACCATGGCCCAGACGTAAAGCCGGGCTCAGTATGTACCGAGCAATGGGCTTATGAGCAGTTACTGCGAGATTTAAGACAGATTGAGCATCAGTTGATTTCAGCGCTAAACGCAGATGAGATTGAAGTCACACAGGGTCAGTTCGATGCGCTGTGTTCTTTACTGTTCAATCTGTCAGGCGGAATACTCAGATTGGTGAAATTCAAACTCTGGGCAAAGCTCAAAGCTGGCGACGTTAAAGGCGCTGCGCATGAGTTTCTCGATATCAACAAAGCTGGGGGCGTAGAAGTCAAAGGCTTAACACTCCGCAGAAGAGCTGAAGCTAGACTTTTCCTATCATAGTGTTCGGAGGCTTTATGTTAAGCCGAATTTATGCCTTTATTGCCATAACCGTGGCAAGCGCGCTGTTTACCTTCACGGTTACGCAGCGATACTACGTTGAGAAGATCGAGCGTATATACGCTGAGACTGATGCGAAAGCAAAAGCGGATGACCTTCAGAACCTGCAGAAGCAACGAGCCTCAGAACAGCTGCAGCTAAACGTCTTGAACTCTATCGAGGGTGAGGCTCTTACCGAACATGACAAGATCAATTTTAGGTTTAATGCTTTTGCCACTGGCGCTGACCCTTACGGCCTGCAACACCAGAACAGTAGCAGTGACAGTGCCACAGCGCTGTCCGATACCACCACAGCTGCCCGCAAGATTTCAGAAAGCTGTGACTGTGGACGGTTTAGACAGGCTTATAACCGACTTAAAAGAACCTGCGGAATCCTCTCCAAAGAACGAGACGAAATCGCAGTAGACCGTAACGAGTTAGTCAGACTATACAATCAGGTACGCGCAACTTATGGAAATGAAACTGAAAATCGAGTACAGGAAGGTGAGCGAGCTGCTGCCCTACGCCCGAAACGCTAGAACACACCGCGATGCACAGGTGTCTCAGCTTGCAGCTTCGATTAAAGAGTTTGGATTCAATAATCCTGTAGCCATTGACGCTGACGGCATGATTTTGTGCGGTCACGGACGTGTGATGGCAGCACAAAAGTTAGGTCTGACCGAAGTCCCTACAGTCTGTCTGTCGCATCTGTCCGACACACAGAAAAAGGCATATATCCTAGCTGACAATAAGCTAGCACTAAACGCAGGCTGGGATAACGACATGCTGAAGGTCGAACTTGAAGATTTGAAGTTTTCTAACTTTGACCTTGACCTGGTAGGTTTCAGTACCGAAGAGCTAGACGAGATCATGAACCAGGACGAGGAACCCGAGGTTGAGGATGACGACTACACTGTAGCTGTTCCGCAAGAGCCCAAGGCCAAGCTCGGCGAAATTTACATTCTAGGCAAACACCGACTCATGTGTGGCGACTCAACCAGCATCGCGGACGTTGAGAAGCTCATGGGCGACCAAAAGGCAGACCTCCTGCTAACCGACCCACCATATAATGTAGACTACGAAGGCGGCACCGACAAAAAGCTGAAGATTAAGAATGACAACATGGAAGATCAAGCCTTCCGTCAATTTCTGATCGACGTCTACAAAGTGGCAGACCACGTCATGAAGCCAGGCGCTCCATTTTACATTTGGCACGCAGACCTCGAAGGTGCAAACTTCCGAGGCGCAGCCAAAGATATGGGCTGGCAGATTCGCGAATGTTTAATCTGGGTTAAGAACAGCCTCGTACTAGGTCGCCAGGATTACCAGTGGCGCCACGAACCCTGTCTGTACGGTTGGAAGGCTGGAGCAGCTCATTATTTCACTGACTCCAGAGCCGAGTCCACTGTAATCGAGGACCAGGTAAACGTCGACAAGTTATCCAAGGACGAACTAAAGACCCTCTGCAAGAAGCTGCTCGACCCAGGTATCGAGACGACCATAATTCGCGAAAAGAAACCTAGCATTAACGACGTTCATCCGACGATGAAACCAGTGAAGCTCTTCGGACGCTTAGTCAAGAACAGCTCCAAGCGCAACGACATCGTGCTTGATTTATTCGGTGGTAGCGGAACCACCATCGTAGCCTGCGAGCAGCTAAACCGTCGCGCTTACTTAATGGAGTTAGACCCCGCATACGTCGATGTGATAATTGACCGTTACCAGAAACTGACCAACGTCGAGGTTATGAGATCAGACGGCAAATTATGGAATGAGCTATAACCCTGAAAGGTGAGTAACCATGACAATCAAGAAAACACAAATCGACCCTAAGCAGGTCGAGGCCTTGGCTTCTCGTGGTCTCACCAGAGAGCAGGTCGCCCACAATCTCGGGGTCAGCTCGCGTACCTTACAGCGTCGCACAAAGGAAGACCCTGCCTTTGAGGAGGCATACCTTCGTGGCAAGTCTAAAGGTATAACTGAGATTGCAAATGCTCTTTACAAGAAAGCTCAGGAGGGCAATACCACCGCTCAAATTTTCTTTTTAAAGTGTAACGGCTGGAAGGAAGAATCAGCTGTTGAAGTTAAGAATACAGCTCCGGTACAGCTGATAATCAAGAACGATCTGAAGGATTAGAGCTATGTCTGAATTAAGTCTCACACGCTTAATTGGACATGGTTACAAGGAGTTCTGGAACAGTAAAAAGCGTTTCAGAGTAGTTAAGGGAAGTCGAGGCAGCAAGAAGTCTGTGACTACCGCTTACTGGCTGATCATCAACATGATGGCCTATCCTGAGGCTAACGTTCTGGTCCTAAGACGCTACGAGCGAACCCTGCGTGATAGCTGCTTTGCCGTTCTGCAATGGGTACTTAATCAGCTTTGCGTGGCCTCTTATTGGAAGGTGACGGTCTCTCCACTTGAAATGACCTACCTCCCAACGGGTCAGAAAATACTGTTTCGAGGACTTGATGATCCTCTGAAAGTAACCTCAATCACAGTAAAGCATGGTGTGCTTTGCTGGGTATGGCTTGAGGAAAGTTATGAAGTCGAGAACGAGGACGTATTCAACAAGATTGAAATGTCTATTCGCGGCAAGATGCCAAAGGGTTATTTTAAATCTTTCATTCTGACCTTCAATCCCTGGTCAGAGTGCTGGATTAAGAAGCGCTTTTTCGATAATCCTGACGACGATACGCTAGCCATGACGACCACCTACACCTGCAATGAATGGCTGGACGAAGCAGACCTTAAAGAATTTGAAAAAATGAAGGTGAAGAATCCCCGACGCTATCATATCGAGGGGTTAGGTGAGTGGGGTATCTCAGAAGGTCTTATATATTCCAATGTAGAATGTAGAGACATCAAGTTTGATGATTTCGTAGGCAACCGCGAAAATATCGCATTCTACGGCCTCGACTTCGGCTTTACAGACCCGACCGCTTTCGTGGGCGGTTTCGTGAACTTTGAGCTAAAGGAAATCTATGTCCTGTTAGAACTGTATGAAGCCGGTCTTACCAATCAGGAAACAGCAGCAAGAATTAAACAGCTTGGACTAAGACATGAAATAGTCAAATGTGACTCAGCCGAGCCTAAGTCAATCGAGGAACTGAGAAAAGCCGGTATCAACGCTAAGGCAGCAATCAAAGGCCCCGATTCTGTAGGTTTCGGTATTCAGAAGATCCAGAACTTCAAAATCATTTACAGCCCTGAATGTGAGAACTTCGCCCATGAGATTAAGAACTACTGCTGGTCCAAGGACAGACTAGGCAAAGCAACCGACAAGCCCGATCATGAGTTCTCTCATCTGATGGATGCAATGCGTTACGCCCTGTCAGACTTAAAGCCAAGCGCCCTTAATATTCCCGCAAGCAATAAGGCTGCACTGCTACAGCCTAGGTACAGAAGATAAAAGGATACTCGGCCGTGACCGATAAAGAGAAAACAGCTTATATCGTGGGTATGGCGGTCGCTATTGGCTTTAAGCTTGGGCTCCGCAAACAGGGACTAAGCTTTGACGAAATCCCGAAAGACCGTGTGATTTTTAGATGGTCAAGAAAAGCTAAGAAAAGAATAGCGATCGACCCCAAAACTGGAGAGGTATCCGGCGTATGCGAACACCTTACTTCTAACAAGGCGACAGGCCCAAGCCTCGAAGGTTTCATAGGAAATAACCCAAAGCTCAAGAATTTAAAATTTAGCCGACAGGCCCGTTTATATTTATACAAGTATTACAAGGATAAAAAGATACAAAACCCTAAAGGTTTGAACGGTTGTAAAGTACTGACCTTTACGGGTACGGGGCTAAAAGAAACGGCAAATGATCTGAATCAAGATAAGGTAAAAATTTTACCCTACCTAGAATACATATACAAAACCGGAAAGGAAGTAGGAGTCAAGGGAAACTATCACGACAGCAGCAAAAATACAAACTTTCACTACACCCAGAAGATAGTGAAAATTGATGGTAAGGTTTTGCGAGTGACGGTCGTGTCCAAGCAAGCGGGAACATCTGCTTACTTTTCTCACTATATCGTGACTAAAGCAGACGAGGAAGAATAAAGGACCGGTCATTAAAGTGGATCCCATACCCGCCCATAACCGGTCCTTTTTCTTTAATTATAGACTAAGCTCCGTATAAATCAAAGTTTACAGACAAAATACTGAAACGCGGTTTTCTCTCACTTCTTTCTGTAAAAAAGAGTGTACTTCACAGTTATGAGCGTTCTGCGGGCTCATCGTCTCTCATATCCGGTAGGGCGTTCATAAGTGTGAAGTGATTTTGTGGTTAATTTGATATGTACGGCGGCGCACTGCGGTTTCGCTTCACACCTCAAATAATAGGACCCTTCCCACCTGCAGAAAGCAGGGCGCGTTTAGGGACAGTTTCAGTTGCTAGTAGTCGATGCAACTTAAAACAAAATCACTACATTTCCATTTTCTATGCTTCTAAAAGCGTGCCTCTTTTCCTAATTTGAGAGACACGCTTTTTCCGTTTTTGCAACCGGCTTCAAACGAGTTAAACACATATGCCAAGACCAAGAAAATCAAAGCTGTTCGATAATTCACAGCTTTTTATACCACGTAGAACCGTCCAGGCGCTCGATTCGCTGGAGAAGGTGCGTAAGGCCTTCGCATTACCCGCCAACGCATCAGGGCTAAGTCAGGAAAACCGTATGACTATGGATTCAGCCTTTGACGCTGCGGGTGGTTACTCAGCGATCTATGAATCCTTTCAGCAGCACGCAACCGAGCTAGGTCAGTTCCCTATGACCTCTTTTGTAGGTTATGGAGCACTGCAGCAGATCGCCCAGCAAGGCATGATTAGAGCCTGCATTCAGACCGTAGCTGACGATATGACCCGTAAATGGATTGACCTTAAAGCTGGTGAAGATACCGATGCTGAAAAGCTTGACCGTCTAAAAGATTTAATCGAAAACAAGTATCACTTAAGACAGGTATTTCACAAAGCCTTCGCGACAACGGGTTACATGGGCGGTGCTTTGATCTTCGTGAAGGTCGGACTTGACAACAAGACCGCAGATCTAAAACTGTCATTTACAGATGTGAGTGCAGAGCTTAAGCAGGGCGAGACTCTAAGCTTTATCGTTGTTGACCCTGTCAACTGCTCTCCAGCTGACTACAACTGCATTGACCCTCTCCAGGAAGACTACATGCAGCCTAAGCGCTGGTACGTTTTAGGTACTACGGTAGATGCGTCACGCTTAATACCTGTAGTCGATAACGAGCCACCTGTACTGTTAAAGCCTAACTATAACTTCTTAGGCATTCCACAGGCCCAAATCCTGTGGGACTATGTAATGCACTTTAATGACTGCCGCGTAAGCACCGCAAGACTTCTAAACAAGTTAAGTCTGCTTGTGGTGCAGACTGACATGGATGCAGTGCTTACCGACCCTAACGGTGTTGCAAATTTCGACACCAAGATGGACCTCTTAGCACGCTACAGAAGCAACGATGCCGTTTTTGTTTGCGATAAGGACACAGAAGGCGTTATGAACGTACAGACCAGCATCGCAGGCTGTACCGACATTGTACGTCAGAGCCTTGAAATGGTTGCAGCTATTAACCGAACTCCAGCGGTTAAGCTCTTAGGCATTAGCCCAAGCGGATTCAATGCCACCGGAGAGAGCGACATCACAAACTACTACGACTACATCCACTCCAAGCAGGAACTGCACCATGACGAGATCCAGAAGTGCCTTGACGCAATTCAGTTAGTTGAGTTTGGCCACATCGATCCTTCAATCAGTTTTGAGTTTATACCTCTATCAGAAGAGAACGCTGCCTCTAAGGCAATGACCGCTCAGACAAGAATAGGTGCGTTAACTCAGCTTGTTGATCGCCAAATCATGAGCGCTGAAGAGTTACGTCAAGCAGTAAAACGAGATGACACACTGGGGCTTTCCATGCTGCCCGACGAGATGCCGGAAATGTCTGACGAGCAGGACGACTTCAAGACCGATGAACCTCAGCAGAACCTTTTTAGCGGTATGAGCTCGTCACAGCCCGAGGAGCCTGGCAATGGTAAAGAAGGTAAGACTCAGTAGAGCGGTAGAGTCCAATGTGGGCGAACGTCGAGCCTACAAGAAACAGCTTGTCAGAGTTCAAAAGGACTTCCAAACCTATGTGTTAAATGAAATCTTTCAGGAGCTTGAAAGACAGAACGCTTTAGCCACAGATGCCAAACTTCCTACAGTGCCAAATCTTAAAGAGCTCAAGCGCAAAACGCTCAAGCTCCTAAGACGCGGCGTTGAGTTTGAGAAGTTCCTGCAGGATCTCATAGCCAAAAACTCAAAGCACTGGTTGGGGGTGTTACGGCAGGTTTCATCTGGTGTCGCAGAGCGTTTTGTTAAAAAGGCTATGACCTCCTCTACCAATGCGCAGAAAGCTGCACTTATTGCTGCAGGCGTAAAGCCATCACTGATTAAAGAGCGCTGGTCTGTGCCTGTAGTAGGCCGACAGTACTTAAGTCCTAACGCTGCGTCTGCCATGCCCTCAATGATTAAAGAGAACGTGGAGCTTATAACTCACATCGGTGAGAACGATATCACTCGCATAACGGAAGTGCTGACTAAAGGCCTTCAGGAAGGCATGGATTACAACGCCTTAAGGCAGGAGCTTAACGCAACTAACGGCTTTGACGGAGCCAGAGCCGACAGAGTGGCGCTTGACCAGATCAACAAAATCAACCAACAGGTGCAGATCATGAATGCGCAGTCACTAGGCTGTACGCATGCACGCTGGAAGCATGTGCCTGGCCAGTACACCTCACGCAGAACGCATATGGCCATGGATGGAAAGGAGTTCAATCTCAACGAAGGCCTATACGACGACTCTGTAGGTCGTAACGTGATACCTGGTCAACTTCCGTTCTGCAGGTGCACCTCAAGGGTCATTATTCCACAGGAGGCAACAACAGAATGAACAGACTAGTCTATGACAGGTCTCCGGTAGACTCTGTCAGAACCATAGATGACAACGGCTACCTTCATGTTGGCATAAGCAACATCACTAAAGAGCAGGTGGCGCCTTATCTGGGTAGCGAAATTCCGGGATTCGAAAAACTAGGGCTGAAACCGGACGAAATTTATAACGTCTACAGACCAGCGTCAGAGCTGTCAAAGCCTGCGACAGTGGAAAGCCTTAACGGCATACCTGTACTTTTAAAGCATGCCGAAGACTCGGCAGAGGCTCCAGCTTCAAATCGCGTAGGCTCAACAGGCACTGATGCCAAGTGGGAGCCGCCTTATTTAACGAATTCTCTGCATATTCAAGACGCTGATGCAATAAGACGCATCAACGACGGAACCATGCGGGAAATATCTATGGGCTACTTTTACACTCCAGTCTTAAGACATGGAGAGTTTGAAGGGGAGCCTTACGACGTAGTAATGACAGACATCTCATGCAATCACGTAGCTCTTGTTGAAGAGGGCAGAGCCGGACATGACGTGTCCGTTAAAGATTCAACTTTAACTCTTCCTGCCGGTGGTGGTAAGGAAGAACCAGAAACATCATCGGAACTTAAACAGGAGAACGACGATATGAACGAGAAGGAGAAGGCACTAGCCGAGATCTTGGAGATCGTAGCTGGCGCAGGTATTGATCCTGAAGCTTTCAAGCAGAAGCTTGATGCGGTCATCAACATTAAAGATGACAGCCAGGCAACTGATGAGGACACCGAAGAGTCTAAGGCATTCGCCGAAGGCGTCAAGTACGGTGAGGAGAAAGAAAAGGAAGAACCTGAGAAGCTAGATCGCGAGCATGAATCTGAAGGCGAAGAACGCTACCTAGAAGAGAAGAACGAGGCTGAAGACAGCGACGAAGAAAACGACTTAACCGCAGACGCAGAGGAAGCTCTAAAGTCCTGTGGCTTAGACGCTGACGACCCAACTGTAAAGGCCGCTTTTCAGCAAGGCTTTGCCTCAGGTGTGTCTTACGGTGAAGAGAAAGAAAAGGACGAGCCAAAGAAGCTTGACAGCGAGCATGAGTCAGAGGGCGAAAAGAAAGCCCTAGGACAGGACTCCGCAGCCAAGATTGGCGCCATTGTAAGAGCTCAGGTCGAGGCTAAGTTTGACGCAATTCAGGAAACCTCAAAGAGCTTAGGCCGTGTGCGTGTGTCTGCCTTTGATACCGCAGCCGATGTTTACAGAGCGGCGTTAAAGGCTGAAGGCGTAAACGTAGCAGGTTTAGCTAAGAGAGAATGTCGCACTGCTTACCGCGCTCTCATGATGGGACGTCAGTCAGCTAAGCGCGTAGCTGCAATGGACTCTAAGCCACACAAGCCCGAGGCACTAAGCAAAATGCTAAATTCAATCAGAGTAGGAGAATAATTGATATGCCATTACAGAAATCAGTAGGTAATTCCTACGCACTGGGTGTGCCAGGTCAGCAGGTTGTAGTAGGCCAGGCTGAGTACGCTTCATACAATCCATTATCAGACGGCACCGTAAAGGCAGGTACATTCTGCTTTAAGAAAGCGGGCACCGGTAACGGTGAAGCTTTTGCGCACGCATCCGCAACCGGAACCGCCGGCGATCTGCCATTAGGTTTTGTTGAAAGAGTGGTAGACACATACATCCCAACCGTTGGCGCAGATGCTACAGAGATTTATCCTGCAGGCGCAGCGCTAACCGTTGCTATCCGCGGTCAGTTCTACTTCACCGCACCCGCAGCAATTACCTCAGACGGCTTAAAGATCGTTGTCAACCCAACTACAGGCGCTCTGGCTGTAAAAGCTGCTGCCGAAACAGGTGAGGTTGACACTGGCTGGACCTGCCGTATTCCTAACGGCGGAGCTTCTGCAGCTAAGGACGACATCGTAATTGCAGAACGCTTTTAATTAAGGAGCTTTACATAATGTCAAATTTATTTAACCAAGCTAAGGATCTAGGTATCTCAGCTCCTTATGCTAAGGGCTTTATGGCCTACGACGACGTGAACGGCCAGGTAGTAGTCAATGCAAAGCGTACCGCAGCCCAGCTTGCGATGGATGCTACATTAACACCTAACGTAGGTATTCCTGCTGCGTTAACCACTTTCCTGTCACCTGAGGTTGTCTCCGTTCTGGTTTCCCCTAACAACGCCACTAAGTTGGCAGTCGAAACCAAACGAGGAGACTTCACAACTGACTTCTATCAGTTCCCTGTAGAAGAGATCGTGGGTGGTGTACAGCCATACTCAGACTACGATCACGCTGTATCAACTGATGTGAACTACAACTATCCATCCCGTGAGAATTTCCGCTTCCAGACCTCAATTAAATTTGGTGATCTTGAAGTTGCAAAGGCCTCTGTAGCAAAGGTTGCTCTTGTTGCACGTAAACAGCGTGCAGCCGCATCAACCATCGCCAAGGCAGCAAACAGATTCTATCTGTTCGGTGTCCAGGGCAAGGCCCTGTATGGTCTGCTGAATGATCCAAATCTGAACGCAACCGTTTCACCTATAGCGGTAGGCGATAACTCAACCTGGGCGACAAAGACTGCAGCAGATGCTGGCAATTCTGCAAACCTGGTATATGCAGATATCAACAAGCTTGTAAATGAGCTGTCAACAAAGGCAGGTGGCTACTTTGACGCCAACTCACCTATGGTTTTAGGTATCTCAAATACTAAGTTCCAGTATCTGTCAATGGCTAACACTTACGGCGTAACTGCGTTACAGCTAATCAAAGCCAACTATCCTAACCTAACTGTAGAGCAGGTACCTGAGCTGTCAACCGCAGCCGGCGATATGCTGTATTTAACCCTAAAAGAGGTCGACGGCGTATCTGTAGCAGAAGCCGCATACTCTGAGAAGTACATTTTGGGCCGTTTAGTTGCTCATGAGTCAGCCTTCTCACAGAAGGCCTCAGCTGGTACCTATGGAGCAGTGATCAAGCAACCCGCTTTCATTGCAACCATGACAGGTATTTAGGTTTACGCCTAAACGGAACCTCGTAGCTTGTGCCCCGAATAATCGGGGCATTTTTATTTGCGCAACTCTTGGAGACAAACAAATATGACATCAAAGAAATTAACCGCAACCGCCAAAGGACACGTGGTAGGTGCAACCACTGATAGATCACAGACCGAAGCCCTCTCAGGTGCAAATGTTGTAACCCTGCGTGTCTCACTAAGGCATCCGCACAAGTTCGACGATCTGCCAGACGGCAGAGGCGGATTTAAGGAAGTCGTACTGCCAGGTCTTGACGACCATTTAAGAGGTAAGTCAAGTGGCATCCTAACCGCCGAAGGTAATGCGGTATTTTTCCAGCTCCCTCGAGAGGACTGGGACTGCATTAAGAAGAAACACGGACAGGAGCAGATGTTCCTATCATGGCACGGCAACCCTCCATTAGTGGCAGAGATTGAATCAGTAAACGCGGCTAAATCAGGTGCCTATAAAGATGACATCGAGGCTACTGATACAGGCTTAGCACCTCAGGATCCAGCAAAGCTGAATGTGACCGAAGCACCAAAGTCTGAATAAGCAAGGACCTAAGGCATGAGCAGTGTAGTGTTTGACTATGAAGAGTTTATAACTCGATTTGATCATATCGGTAAAGCTGTCGCAGAAGGCAAGCTTACAGAGACAAGCGTGACCGCTGCTTATGACTCTATAGCGTCATGGCAGTGCGCCGACGATAACAGCATCTATCCTTACGACCCTGAAAACGGCATCACGTTAAGAAAAGATGTGCTTTACCTCATGACCTGCCACTTTCTCACTCTTCAGCTGTGGTCGGGAACTGGTCAGAGCGGAAGAATTGCAAGCGCATCACAGGGCAGTATCAGCACAAGCTTTGATCTGCTAAAGTCAAGTAAAGATATACCTAACTACTGGTTTCAGACCCCCTGTGGTCAGCAGTTCTGGGTGATGACCGCAAGTTACCGGGTAGGTGGCAGGTTTTACGGGATATGTAACTACCATCCGTGGGGGTAACAATGTCGACACTGGAGATCAAGTTACCCAACTTCGAGAAGCTGCAATCGCAGATCAGAAGGGTAGGCGACCAGAGGGTTAAGATAGGCGTCCTCGAGGGTGCTACTTATCCAAATGGCACCCCAGTAGCAAAGGTAGCCACATACCTCGAATACGGCTGGACTCAGACCGTCACCGAGAAGCAGCGCGGGTGGCTGGCCACAAACGGCATCCACGTTAAAGCAAGCACCGTTTTAAACGCACCTGCTCGTCCGTTCTTCGAGGCCACTTATACGGCTAACCGTAAGAAGTGGGTAGAGCTGGCGCAGAACTCCATGAAAGGCCTAACCGATGATCCTGGCCAGGCACTAAACAAAATAACCCAGGCTTTAACGCTTTTAGGGCTAACAGCCCAGCAGGACTTGCAAGATTCACTCATAGACGGTGGCGTAGGCGGGTCGAGCTTCGCAGTTCGCTCACCCATGACCATGGCGCTATATGGCAATCTGCTGCAGTCGGGCAATCACAGAACCGACGACACACCAAACCAAACTACCAGACGCAAGCCTTTATACAAGTCGGGCATCCTAGAAGGTTCTATAGCCTTTGAGATCGTGAAGGAATAAAACCCATGAGCATGAATCTACACGCGATAGTACGCGACGCCATAACCCGCGTCCATGACGATCAGCCCTTCTCGATTTTGCGAAGCCTGCCAACCACAGTGGTCAACGGCGTAAGGGTCTCACAATACGAGAAGATAGACGGCTTCGCCGGCAACTTCCAGAGCGAGGGTGACGCGGCGCTGAGCTACTCAAACAACGCCGCGCAGAATACCATCGTGCGCCGTCTATATCTCTATGCCACAGATGATAGGGCAACCAGACCTTGGACCATCTACAGGCCCTTGGCAAGAAGTGGCGACTACGTAGTCAACGCCAAAGGCGAATACTGGAAAGTTGAGGCCGTGGTGGAAGATTTCTCGGACGACGGCTGGGAACTGCTGCGCGTGACCTTTCAGCAGACTGAGTCAAAGCTAGCCATAGTAGAGACTACCCCGGAGACAACTGAGGAGGAGCCGAATGAGTGATTTAATCTCTTATCAGTATAAGAACCTTCACTCCGCGCTCTATGCGTTTTTGTGTGCTTACATAACTCCGGCGATTGAGCCAACTCAAGTTCTCGCAGGCGACCAACAGAACATGGTGCTGCCCGAGAATGAGGACTACGTGATCTACACTGTATCAGGTCTGACCCGACACGGAACAACCTCCGAGAGCTACGACCCGGATGGAGAGACGCTGTCGTTGCAGGAGCTGAACGAGGTGGTGGTCAAGGTTGACTGCTACGCTGACAGCACCAACTCAACGCAGGACGATGCGATCCTCAGGGCTCAGATACGAGCAAACAACTTAAATACCTTGTTCAGGTCAAGCGTAGCTCCTGATTTTTTTAAGAGCTACGGCATATCAGCGTTATATGCAGACGACGCTCAGAATACAACTCTGGTGAGCGATTCACAGCAGTACCTGCATCGTTGGACTGTAAATCTTCATCTCTGCTTCAAGTCGTCAGTAGTTGTACCACAGCCAGGGTTTACTCATATGGACGTCATCATGAATTCAATAGTTACCGCGGCCGAGGCAGAAGCAGACCCGATAGCAGCAGGAAAGCTCCACGTCGCTGACGTTGACGTAAAAATACCTAACTAACAACCAGGAGGCCTTATAATGGCAATCTCAGCATCTCAGATCGTACAAGTCCTGCCTCGAATCCTCACGGGAACAGGCACCGACTTAGTATTCAACGGCATGGTCCTAGACGATAACGTCTTATTGCCTGCTGCCACACCTCTTTCATTCAGCTCAGCAGGCGCTGTAGGTGAATATTTTGGACTCACCTCTGATGAGTACAACTTCGCTGTCGTCTACTTTGGTGGTTACAACAACTCACAGATCAAGCCAAGTCTTTTATACTTTTATCGACTGACACCAAGCGGAGCCGCTCCGTTTGTTCGCGGCGAAACTTTAGCTCCTGCTATAGCATTAACAGCAATTAAGGCTGTAAGCGCAGGTGACATTAAAATCAGCCTATCAGGCACTGAGTACACCGCAACAAGTATCGACTTCTCAGCCGTAACCTCATTAAGCGACGCAGCCTCTGTCTTACAGACAGCGCTAACCGCACAAGGCGCGGGCGTAGCAGTAGCTTACAACTCGGTGAATAACGCCTTCACCATTACCTCAACCGCGGTAGGCGAGCAGGAGTCAATCACAGTACCAACCGGAACCGCAGCAGTGGCTTTAGGATTTAATGCAGAAACTGCAACCGTATCGGCTGGCGAGAATGCAATCGACGTTGTTGGTTCAATGACTACACTGACTCACCAGTTCCAGAACTTCGTGACATTCACTACTCTGGCAGAACCCGAAGATGCCGATGCCTTAGCGCTGGCCAACTGGGTATCAGCCCAAGCCAATGCCGGTACTATGTATCTATACATTTGCTGGGACAGCTCAAAGGCAAATCTTGACACGACCAATACCACCGTGATCGCTGAGCAGATCAAGGCATTAAATGCAACAGGAACCACGGTAGTATACCCAAGCTACAATATTGCTGCTTTCGTTATGGGAACTGCTGCATCTATCGCATGGGACCAAACAAACGGCACTATCACATTTGCCTTCAAGGCGCAGAGTGGTCTAGCAGCTGACGTACTCGACACACAGCACAGCGTCGCTTTACTTGAACACGGTGTAAACTTCATCGGCAACTACGCAACAAGAAATGACAACTTCGTCTTCTTCTACAACGGCCAGATGTTCGGCGAGTGGTTATGGATAGACACCTATCTAAACGCTTGCTACTTATGCAACAAGCTGCAGGTTCAGCTCATGGCCATGTTCACCAGTAATCGCCGAATCCCTTACACCTCAGCAGGATACGCAATCATCCGTGCCAACTGCCGAGACGTTATCGAAGCAGCAATCAATAACGGCGTAATCGACATCGGTGTTTCATTATCTAACGCCCAGAAGTCACAGCTTACCTCAGAGCTAGGTGGTGACTTCTCAGACGAGATTTATAACAACGGTTACTACCTGCAGGTCTTAGACGCAACCGCTCAGGCAAGACAGCAACGTGTATCTCCACCTTGCAACTTGGTATACACCTACGGTGGAGCAGTCCAGAGACTGACCGTGCCTGCAATCGCAGTGGTTTAATAGGGGGCAACTAAATGAGCTTTGACATTACCAGCGCAAACGCAACTTTAATTCTAACAGTTGAGAACCTCTACCCAAGCGGCGTTAAAATTGAGGGTTTCTCAACCGATAGTAGCTTCGCTATGGACGACGACACCATCGCAGAGACTCACATGGGCGTAGACGGCAAGCTGACCGCAGGCTACACACCAAGTGAGAAGAGCGTAACTATTACGTTAGACGCAGGCTCTCCATCTTACGAGGTGCTATGCAATATTTACAACACTTCAAAAACAAACATGACTGTGCTGGAGGCTTCAATGCAGATAACTGTTCCGGCCTTAGGAAAGGAATTCAGCCTAAAGAACGGCGTGATGGTAACCGGTCATCCGCTACCAAGTGGTGAAAAGGTCTTAGGTAACACCAATTGGACCTTTCATTTTGGTAAGTTTGACACATCATCAATCTAGAAGATCGTCCACAAGACGCGCGTAAGTATAAGTCCTGCCTCTCGGTGGGGCTTTTTTGAGGACCCCCAATATGAGAACAACCAAGAAAATTACAATCACCGATAACGGCCACAACTACGACTACCTTTTGACAAAGATGTCGGCATTAAGCCTGCAGAAATGGTCAGAGAGAGCCTTCTCAGTTTTAATCGAGACTGGAATCTTAGAGCAGGAAGCCATAAGTAATGATTTTTTGACAAACCTAAAGACCGTATTTGCGAACCTCAACGGCTCAACCTTAAGCTGTCTAGGCAAGGTCAACTGTGACCGCATGGACTCTCTGATTTTAGACCTAGTAGGCAAGACCGCAGAACGAGTCGTAGGTGCAAGCAAAATCAGAGTATCAGAGACCGACCTCGAAGCCACACTGGAGGACATGAAGTCCCTGCTAGAGCTTGAGAAGGAGTGCCTCTTTATAAATTTTCCGATGTTTGCCACCGCAGGTCTGTCAGACTCCCAGCCCTCAGACCAGACGGAAAAACCTACTACCAAACAGCGAACATTGATAAGACCTTCTCGATCTTAATTGCGAATCGGCTCGCAACTCTACGCGAGCTTGAGGAGTACTACTCCATGGACGACGCGCTGGACATCTTAGAATGCTGGTCAGTGAACCAGTACAACACGTACATATCAAACCAACCAAGCAAAAAAGACCAACTACCAAAGAGGTTCTAAGCCATGGCTTCAATTTCCGATACCATCTTTATAAGTCTAGGACTTAAGACCGCAGACTTTAGCAAGTCAATGGATAAGGCTAAAGATAACGTTAAAAAGACCTCGTCCGAGCTAGCCAAGGGCGCAGACCAGGTAGCCGGAAAAGCCCTAGGCCAGCTGGCAGGAATTGCCCGCATGGTGGCAGCTCCACTAGCCGGAGCCATGTCCATAGGCTCAATGATCAAGTCATACTTCGGTGGCGTGGCTCAGGTAGCCCAAATGACAGGAGCCTACAGTCCTAAGCTTGACGAATGGCGCAAAAAGAGAGCACTTCTCAACCGCGTAACTCGAGAAGACATCCAGCTCTATAAGAAGAGTCGCGAGGCTCTGACCAAGTTCCAGATCACCATGGCCGATCTCTCGGCAAAGATCATGCGACAGACCTCTCCTGCGGTTAGCTTCCTCGCGGAAATGCTAACCAAAGTCAGCGACTGGGTGGATGCACACAGCAACGACATCGTTCGATTTATAACTATCGTTGCGTCTCTGATAGGAACCGCGCTCATACCAAGGCTCTTGAAGATGGCGGCGGCCATGGCCATGAACCCGATCACATGGATAGTCGCAGCACTCATAGGCCTGGCGGCTGTCATTGACGACTTGATCGTCTGGCTAGAAGGAGGAGAGTCAGCTCTGGGCGACTTCTGGTCTATGTTCGGATCACGCGAAGAGGTCCTCGAAAACATTCAGAAAGCGATTAAATGGGTAACCGAGACCTTCAAGGAACTATGGGAGAGCATAAAGACCGGATTCAAAGCAGCCATAACCTGGCTCGATGAGTTCTGGACCGCATGCAGTGGAACCGACCGCGTGCTAGACGCGTTGCGTGAAGCCTTCGGCTCGGTAATGCAGACCCTTGAAGACATGGGAGTAATCTGGAATTATCTCGTCGAGATCCTTAAAGACAACGGCTTCTTAGACGATCTAGGTCAGGCTTTTTCAGGCGCCATCGACTTTATTCTTGGCCTTTTTAGATTCTTTTTCGCAGGCCTCCAGTCAATTATGGGCCTAATTAAGGGGCTTCTAACTGGCGATTGGGGATCCTTTACGGAGGCCGTCAATAAGGCGATCGACGCCGCGAAAGAGGCCTTTGGTGGCTTATGGAAGACAGTAAAGGCGATCTTAAACCAAATCTGGGAACTTGCAAAAGATATTTTCAGCATGATCGGAGATTCCATTAAAAACGCGCTAAGCATCGACGTGGATAAATGGACTCAGAAGCTCGATCCAAGAAACTGGTTCAAGAGCGACGCGCCAGATGTCATGAATGAGGGACTGCTCGCAGCTCGAGGTACCTCAGGTATGAACGCTGACAATCGCTCAACCACAGTGGACAGTCACGCCACCCTGAACATAAACACCTCAAGCCCAGCGGTAGCAGAAATGGCCATCGAGAAGGTGGTACCAGGAAGCAGGTCAAACTACGTCGACCAAAGCGCTCAGGCACTATCATAAGAGGAGCCTATCATGGCGGATTTTAAAGAAGGCACAACCAACTGGCAGGACACCCTAAGCAAGGGTGCCGGAGCAGCCGCCAACAAGGCAGTAAGCTACGGCAACAAGTGGTTAGACAATAAGATCAACTTTGGTCTTAACTATGCTAAGAACTATGCCCGTAAGTTCGACTTCTTCGGCATTCTTCCCGAGCAGTGGACTCTGCTGGATGACACCGGTGAGAAGGTCTTCGAGTTTGACAGCTTCTCGAATCTGAATCTCAAATCCGAAAGCAAGGTAATCCAGGCACCGGTGGAGAATGGTAGTTTTGTGATGTACAACAAGACCAATACTCCCCTAGAGATCAGTTGCACCTTGATTAAGAAGGGTTTTCCAGAAGATTTACAAACATACGTTGACGCTTTGCTCGAGTACGCAGACAACACTAACCTGCTGTCAATCGTTACTCCCGACCGCGAATATCAGAACATGAACTTGACATCGGTCAGTTTTTCCCGCTCAGCCGAAGGTGGGGTGAATCTGATCATGGCCGAGTGCGCTTTCACTGAGATACGTCAAGTAACCCCTGAGTACACCTCAGCCCGAGTAGGAAAAAAGGTTAGTCGTGGTCGCCAGCAAGGCAAACCGCGCTCAATGCTTAGCTACCTCAAAGGAGGTTTTAGGTAATGACCGAAGTACCTCTAATCGCAACTCCTAACCAGGAGTTGGCAATCGAGCTTGAAGAGCAGGACTGCACAATTCAGGTACGCCAGCTAGGCAATTACACATATCTGACCTTATGGGTTGACTCGACTCTAATCGTTGAGAACGCGATCTGCATGCCAGGTGTAGCGATTCTGCAAGGATACATAAATGGTTTTAGTGGTAACTTCGTGCTGGTAGACAGCTCAGACCCAAACATCCAACAGCTTTCAAATTACACTGAGCTAGGCTCACGCTTCATCCTTCTTTACTTAACCGATGAGGAGATCAATGAGTATTCTTAACCTTTTCAACGCCAGTGCCCGAGCCACAGCGCCTAGCAACAATACATCCTTTAGGCGACGTAAGATAAGAGTTCAGGTGACTCTTTCAAAGGGCCAGTTCAAGAATGGCGAAGGTAACACCATCATCCTTGACGACTTCGGCGTCGTAGCCAAGATTGATAAGTCGGGACCTCCAGAGTTCGGAAAAGCAAGCGTTGAGATTTATGGTTTGAGCCTGGACGTTATGAGCCAACTCTCCACGCTGAACATGCATCCGCTATTCACTCGTAAGAATTATTTAAACATTTTCGCTGGTGACGAGTTCTCGGGACTTTCGCAGATCTTCGCAGGCTCTATCACTAGTGCTTCCGCAGATTTCAACGGAGCACCGGAGGTGAAGTTCAAGATTGAAGCACGCGTAGGTTTCTTCGGCTCGGTCACCGCGCAGGGCCAGGGTGTGGTAAGTGGCACGCAGTCCGCTGCAGATTTCATAGCTCGCCAGGCTAAAGCTGCTGGGCTAACTTTTGAGAACCAGGACGTAAGTGCTCAGATTAAGAATTCCGTCTTCACGGGCTCTCCAATCGAGCAGGCACGCCAGGCAGCCAACCAGATAGGCGCAGAGTTAGTCATCGACGATGAGAAGATGCTTTTAATTCAAAATGGTGGCAGTGTGAAGGGAAACGTTCCTGTGCTCTCGGCTGCAAGTGGCATGATCGGATATCCGGTCATGACCCAGAACGGCATCGAATGTAAAGCAATTTTCAACCCCGATTTCAGATTCGCAGGTCTCGTCGAGATTAAGTCGATGGTGCCAAAGGTATCTGGCCAATGGAGAATTACCAAGCTCTCTCACAGCCTAGCCGCGAACCTTCCAAGTGCCGGACAGTGGGAGAGCGGCATCACGGCTTACTATCCACAGCTAAGTGGCGCAATAGGCAAGTTCATGTAAGGAGGCCACATGGGTGCGACTGATATCAATGAGAAAAACAAGCGTCCGCTTCACGGCGTGTACGCCGGAAACTCAGAATACAACGCAATCAATCAGCAGATAGAGGCACGTCTCCAGAGGCTAGAGACAATGTTCTTAGGCCGTGTGGACAGCTGTCAAAGCTCCGGAGTAGCCGGATCAAAGACCGTAAGCGCCACTCCGCTAACCCAAATGGTCGACGGCAACGGAAACGCCTATGCCTCTCCAGCTTACCCTGCACTGCCACATTACCGACTACAGCAGGGAACGGCTGCGATCATCATGAACCCACGTCCAGGAGATATTGGCGTCTTTGTCTGCAGCAAGCGCGACATCTCTAACATAAGTCAGGGTAAGCAACCTGGACCACCAGGATCAACTCGTAGCTTCTCACCCTCGGACGCTGTAATGATAGGAAGCATTCACACACAGGCACCAACGTACTACATCGACTTTACCGATCAGGACAAGATCTTAATTCATGCTCCAGCAGGTGTAACCATCGAGAGCGATGCCTTTCTACATGTCAAGGCACCGGAAGTAAGCGTAGATGCCACAAAAGTAACTGTCAGGGCCTCGAACGTAACTCTAGACGCGTCTGAGACCACACTCACCGGACATCTGACCGTGCAAGGTGGTATGACCGTAAGCGGAGGCAGCGGTTCAAGCATGAGTGGCGACCTCGAACTTGAAGGTTCAATGCACGCAACTGACGATGTAACCGCAAGTGGCATCTCGCTGAAAAGCCACGTCCATGGAGGTGTTCAGCCGGGTGAAGAGGATACAAGTGGACCAAGATAAGGATGAATCGATATGAGCTCACCACACACTTTAAAACTCGATGACGACTGGGACCTTCACGTCGACCCCGCAGGAAATCTACCAGTAAGCTACGACGCCTACAGCATCGCTCAGAATGTAGCTAACGCTTTCCGACTTTTCACTGAAGACGCCTGGTACTTTCCTGAGAGAGGCATAGCTCACTTTTTAGTAGAACTTAGAAAAGAACCAAGGCTAAACGTCCTCAAGTCAAGGCTACGCCAGGCAGCGCTCAACGTTGAGGGTGTAAAGGACTGCGAGATTTCTCTGCTGAACATAGAAGGTCGAGACTTAAGCGGAATGGCAACTCTAACATTAGAGAGCGGAGAGATATACAATGTTGAACTTTGACAGTCAAACCGGATTTTCAGTTTCAGAAACCTCCGACATTCGTGACGGGGTAGCGAAGGACTGGGTGACAGCCTTCAAAGAACAGGGCAGGCCTGACCTCAATACGGACCCAGAGACCCCGCAAGGCCAGGTCATAGACTCACAGACTGCGGCCATTCATCAGAAAGACGTGGAGTTGGCCTTTTTAGCTCAGCAGTTCAACCCCCAGACAGCATCTGGTCGATGGCAGGACGCGCTGGCTAAGATCTACTTCATTAGTCGCAAACCTGCAATCAACTCAACCTGCGTATGTACGCTTACAGGTATCAACGGAACCACCGTAACCGCCGGGGTGCTGATTCGGTCAAGCTACGATCAGACATTATGGTCATTAAACGAAGACGTAACTATAGGCACTGACGGAACTACAACGGCGACCTTCACCTGCCAAAGCGAAGGTGCTATCCAGGCCGGAGCTGGAACATTAAATCAGATCGTGACAACCACACCTGGGTGGGATGCGGTAACCAACGCCGCAGCAGCTGAGGTAGGCCAGCTGGTGGAGAGCCAGGCAGCCTTTGAGGCTCGACGCTATCAATCTGTAGCACTAAACGGCAGAAGTACAACCACAGCTGTATATGCTCGAGTCGCAGAGGTTGACAGCGTCATAGCAGCTTACGTCACTGACAATAAGACCAACGTCAACAAGACCATCGACGGATACACGCTGTCTCCGCACTCAATCTACGTAGCTGCTATAGGTGGAGACGATGACGACATCGCTAAGGCGATCTACAACTCGGTAAGCGCAGGTTGCGATTACAACGGCAATACCACAGTGACTGTAACCGACCCGAACACAGGTGCGATTGAGGCTGTAACCTTTATGCGACCAACTCAGCTGCCACTGTATGTGAAGGTAACACTTCAAGACGACGGTAATCTTCAGGACGGATACAAAGCAATCGTGCAGCAGGCGGTTTATAACAATTTCTACGGCTTAGACACCACGACAACGATTAGCGGGGAAGCAATCCTCCGTGTTGTAATGAACACCGACCTCTACGCTTCTCGTTTTATGCCCTCCGTTTTGAACGCCGGTATAAGTCAGATCCTGAGAGTAGAAGTATCAACCGATAACAGCACCTGGGTAGATTTCGTCCACGTTCCTATCAGTAAAGAGCCAACACTGGAGCTCGAAAGCATTCAAGTCGACGTAGCATCATAAGGAGTGAAACATGGAAGCGGATGACAACTTCTACATAGATGCGACAGTTCAGTCACAGTACGCAGCATCCCCGCACATAAGAGCGCTCGTGGACTCGTTCTGGAAAGCTATCAACCCAGAAGCCGACATCAACGAGATCTACGAGAAGATGGTAAACCCAGAAACCGCCGAAGGATTCGGTCTGGATGTCTGGGGACGAATCGTGGCCATCAGCCGAGAATATATAGCATTAGATGAAAACACCAAATATCTAGGCTTCAATCCGCCAGCAGGAGTAACAAACCCAAGGTTGAACTCACTGAGCAATGCGCCTTTTTATAGGCCAGTGGACGGAAAAGTCAGACTTGCAGACAACGCGTACCGTACCTACATCTTCATTAAGGCGATGATTAACATCGGCACCGGAACGCTGGCAAGTCTCAACGAAATGCTGGCTTTTATGTTTCCGAGCACGAAGATCTGCTGTATTCATGTTGACACAATGGTTCTGCGACTCGTTATACAGACTAAGATAAGCGCTGCGGACAAGAAGGCATTGCTACAACTGCCAAGGCTCCCCGCGGGCGTAGGTCTTGAGCTGTACCAGGTCGTAACTCCGACCTTCGGTTTCAACGGTTCCGGTCTGATGCCTTTCAATCAGGGAACTTTCGCGACCTATAAAGTAATTAGCAATCAATAATCAAATCGAGGACAAAAACAAATGGCTGTATTTAACGAACCTACCCAATGGGAACACCCACTAGGCAACAACGCTGACACCTCAACTCTACCCGACAACGCCGCCGCAACCGCGGGTATCGCATCGCTTCAAAAACTATTCCAGATCATCAACGCCACTCCACTAGAGGCTGGAGGTATTGCACCGGACCGTGAGGACGTCAACGCTCTTTTTAAATACCTGGGCGATCAGATTTTCTATACCCAGAACGGAGGAATCCCAAGCTACAACGCTGCCTACGATTACATCCCAGGACGCGTAGTCCTTTACACCGACAACAATCTTTATAAGTGCATCCAGGCCAACGGGGCCAGCTCCACAGTAGTCGCACCAACAGACAGTACTTACTGGTCTCAGATTCCTACATACGCTGACTTAGTTGATCCGGTGCCTACAGGAGTTGTGCTACCTTTTGGTGGCTCAACCGTACCTGAAGGTTTTTTACTGTGTAACGGTGCCGCAATCTCAAGAACTACCTATGCAAAACTATTTGCTGCAATTGGTACCCTATATGGTGCTGGTGACGGTGCAACGACTTTTAATTTGCCAGACATGAGAGACAGATTCGCAGAAGGTGCAGGTACTTATAGTGTTGGTACAGCCGTTGAGGCGGGGTTACCTAATATCACTGGTATATTGTATTTAGTAACAGGAAGTAATGATTGTACAGGCTCATTTTATTTTACCTCATCAACAAATAGTCGTATCAGTGCGAGCGTAGTTGCTAACGCAAATAATGTCATAGGTTTTTCAGCCTCCAAATCAACATCAATTTACGGAAATAGCACTACAGTACAACCAAGTTCACTAGTACTTAATTATGTAATTAAATACTAAAGATCGTGGCTGAACTGTTGAATCAGTATGATAAATTTGATTTGAATTTTTGGCGTTAAAATCAATTGCAAGCAATTCGTAAGCTTCTGGGTTATGACCAGATACCATTGATGCTTTATTGCTCATTTTTGAGTCTTTAAGTGCTCCTGTGCTAACTACTCCAGCACCCCAACAATAGCAATAAGCACTAGTACCAATGATATTAGGACCTAATATCACTGGTATATTCACAACTCATAACCATTACCCATATTTGACTGGCCCCTTTTCTTCTGCCGGAACTAATGGTGTTGGCTTAGGGTATGCAGAAACAATTCCCGTCTTAAAGATAAAGATGGATGCAAGCGAAGGCTCTGCAATTTACGGTAAGGGTGAAACTGTACAACCAAGTTCACTAGTACTTAATTATGTAATTAAATATTAGAGATGATGGTTGTACGGTTGAGGCATTACCGTACACGGATGAGCTCTTATTAGCATCAAATCCTAGATAAGGAACGCCATAGTTAATGGTACCGCCTGGTAATTGCCCTGGTCTAAATGTATCCGCATATAAAGCACCTTCTTGAACTAAAATACTTAAAGCTGCTGACCAAATAATTCCAAATTTACCAGTAATATTAGGACCTAATATTACAGGTAAATTTGGCAGATTATGGTCAGAAACACCAAACACTTTTGTGCAAGAAGGTGCTCTATATACCGATAAAGTGATGGCTGCTACACTTGTAGGTGGTGGAGCCACTGATGGCATTACTTATCTACAATTTGACGCTTCACGTAGCAGCTCTATATATAGTAATAGTGTTGCTACTGTTCAACCATCTTCTTTAATATTTAATTATGTAATTAAGTATTAATGACAAAGGCTGAACGGTTGTACTGTTGCCATAGATTGATGATGAAAGAGAAGCTATAAAACTCAAATCAAATTCTGTATCGCTACTACCGCTAATAATGTCACTAGATAATTTTTTAACGTTACCTGCTGTAAATGCTCCAGATGTATAAGAAGATACAGACCAAGCTTCACTAGAAGGAGACATTAAACTTTTTACACTACCAATGATATTAGGTAATAAAACAAAGCTACTAAAGCTCATTTTTAAGTGATTTTTGGTAGCTTTTATTAAAGTGCTAAGCACAAGTTAATGCTTATTGATAATTGACGCTCCTACAGCACATATAAGTTTTTGTGCTGAAAGATCGTGAGCACATACAGCACAATATTTATTAAAGATGTAATTCCACCATTTTTGCATTATTGGCTTACGCTGTTCCAGGTAGTCACCTCTAAGGTAAGCTCTTTCAGTTGCAGATCCTGAAAGGTGAGCTAAGCAATCTTCAGCGACCTCATGAGGAACATTAGTATCACGCAGCCATGTTCGTCCTGTAGCACGCAAACCATGATGACATAGCTTGCCATTAAGAGAAGTACTATTAAGCCATTTAGAGAGATGTTGCTTGTTGATAGGATGATTACTACGACCGAAGCACCAAACATACGCTGAACGTCGTTTTCTAAGCGTTTTAGCGAAGTTTAATAGCTTAATCATTTCAGGGCAGATTGGTACTCTATGAACTCTGCGTTTTTTCATAATATCTGATGGAAGAATAAGGACATCATCTTTAATCCAAGACCATTTTACAGATGAGCACTCTACAGGACGTAACATTGAGTAAACTGCAAATAAGACATAGCAATGAAACCACATTGGCATTCCAATAAGCAAAACAAACAATTCATTTAATCGATTAGCAGGTATAAAAGCGCGGTTAACAGGTTGATGCTGACTAAAAGCTCTACTTAGCTTTCTGCAAGGATTATGCTCTAGTAAGCCCGCACAAACTGACAATTCTAAAATCTCATTTAATCTCATCAAGGCTCTTTTAAGAGTTGGCAACTTACCTTCATCTTGAAGATTAAGCAGCAGATTAAATACTACTGGTGCAGTTATCTCTTCAAGCTGTAGCTTACCAAGCTGGGGCATCAGATGTAGCTCAATACGCTGACACTCTTCTGTGTATGATGAGATATGACCTTTTTTCTTAGATTGCCACAATTTATAAGCATCACGAAGAGTTAACCCTACAGATGGTTTTAATTTTAATTCTTCACGTTTTAGGTGTGCTGCTTGTTTTGCCTGTAGCACTTTAAGTTCAGGCCATGTACCTAAAGTAATGTCTCGTACTCGACCGCAGTACGAGTAACGCAATACCCACGATTTATGACCAGAACTTTGAGTTCTTAAATACAAACTTTCACCGAGCGCGACTGTATAGCGCTTGTCTTTACCTTTTAATTTTTCAATTTTCTTATCAGTGATCATAGGAGATCCTTAATATGTCTAATACAACAACTGCATATCAGTTTGATAGCAACGGTTATCTTATCGGTGAGACCCTGGTTATGTCAGATCCTCTGGCGGGTGGTTGGTTAGTACCTGCCGATTGCACTTTAACCATACCTACAGCTAAAAAAGGCCATTGGAGCGTATATAACAAAGACACTAAAGAATGGGGCTACGAGCTAATCCCTACTACTGCAGCTGAGCTTGAGAATTTAACTGTGCTCCATGAAGATCAATCAAAGCACAAGTATGAGCTAAAGAGCCTGGTAGATACTTTAGTAACTGACGATAGTGGATACGAAACTAAGCGAGATGACAATAACAACATTACTGTAGTTAAGAAAGCGCCAGTACCTGAGCCAACATTAGATGAGCTAAAAGAAAAGAAACTTGATGAGCTGACAGCAGCAGGACATCAGTTTGATAATCAGCTCGTAAATGAAGATATGATCATCAATTCATCATTAGGCTTTAAAGCAAATGCTGATTTACGTTCACAGAATAATATCAATGGCTTGATTGCGGCAGGTCAGGAGCCTGTAGCTTATGTGGATTCACAAAATGTAGCTCACAGTTTAACTTTGTCTCAACTAAATATTTTATTGCAAGAAATCATTTTATGCGGTCAGTACTTATATCAGCAGAAGTGGGCCTACCGCGCACAAATCAATGCATGTACTACTAAAGAAGAGTTAGCAGCAATCACCTTTGATTTTAGGATGAAGGACTTTGCTAATGAGTAGATATTTTCATAATCTTGCTGTATCTATTGACCAGCTAGCTAATGCCTTGCTAGCCGGCTATCCGGATGAAACACTGTCAGCGCGTTCATGGCGATGCAGAGATAAAAAGAGATGGGCTATAATGGTTAAAGTAATTAACTTCTTAGCTCACAATCAACATCACTGTGAGCTGGCTTTTTCTAAAGAGATTGATTTACCTGAAGACGTCTACGGTAAATCATGGGATAAAAAGTACTGAGAGGTGCATTATGTACACAAGATTACATGCTGTTAATGGTATCGTTGGTAAGGGTGTCAAGTTCGAGAGAATTAGACGTGTTACCGGTTATCTTGTGGGAACACTGGACAGGTTCAACGATGCCAAAAAGGCCGAGGTGCATGACAGAGTAAAGCACATGCACTTATAGGAAGAATAGCCCCTCTTTGCAAGGGGCTATTTACTGTTATAGTCTTAAAATCCGTTGCCGTCCCAGCCTTCGCTAAGAATACTCATCAAATCCACCAACTGCCAGCTAAATCTCATACCAATCCTTTTATTAACAATCCTAAATATTGCCTTTGCAACATTATAGCAGTAAATCTGCGCCTCCCTTCATGCAGACCTCCACGTAGTCGCACCAGCGCTGCATCACTTCCCTGCGCTCCTCAAGTCTGTCAGATCGCACATAAGCCTGTACGGTCGAAGAGCCTACAGAATGAGCAAGACACAGCTCAGCGACCTCAAAAGGTACCTTATTGTCGAACATCCACGATCTGCCTATAGCTCTAATGCCGTGAGGTACCAGCACATCAGCAAAGCCGTTGCGTCTTAAGAACTGCGATGCGGAATTTGTGCTGACAGGACGATCACCGTTGCGCTGAGGAGAAGGGAAAACGTAGTCTGAAGTGCGAGGAAGATCCTCAAGCAGCGCTATGAGCTGTCGTGACATCGGTACAACATGCTCACGTTTCATCTTCATAATTTCTGCAGGGATTGTGATTGTCTTATCTTTGAAGTCTATCCAATCCCAGCGCATGGCTGTGTACTCGCCAGGACGCAAAAGCGTATAAAAGCCACAGAGCAGAACAGACCAGGTGGTGTGTGACTTTATGCCTTCAGCTTTCAGCTTACAGAGTACCTCGGGGAGCTCCGAATAGCCGACGCTCGGGCGATTCTTTCTTTTGTTGGAGGGTGATGGGAAGACAGCGGCAAGGTTCTGCCAACGAAGCAGATCAATAAGTCCAGAGTTATATGCGAATGTCTCGAGACTGCGAAGTTCTCCACAAATGCGCTTAAGGGTTTCGAGTTTTGCCCTCTGACCAAGGTCGGATTTCAGTTCTTCAATAAGAGCTGTAGGAGTTATTTCTTTAAATGCTACTGAGCTAAATCTTGGCAGCAGATATTTATTAAAGCGTCTGTCTATATCTACCCAGTTCTTAATCTGTGTCTTCTTTAAAGCGAGCCATTCCTTATAGACGGAAAGAAAATCTACCGCCTTTGTAACTTTTAGAGCTCGCAGCTCTACAGACAGCCTCTGTGCCTCAAGACGGGCATCTTTAAGAGTCATATCTGGAAATATACCCAAAACTTTCGATATGTGCTGGCCCTTTATCGAGCGGTTTAGCACCCAGCGTTTGGCACCGCTAGGCTCAACTCTTAAAAACAGTCCTGAGCCATCGTTTAGCAGATAATTTTTATTTTTAGGCTGCGCAGCTCTAACTTCAATAATTGTAAGCATAATCAGTTCCAGAAAAGTTTGTATGCAATTTTTGATCACTGACAAATTAGATGTCAGTTTTTGAGTTGCATACAAATTGCATACAAAGCTTTATAGCAAGATAATTTATTTTAGTTTATTCTAGTTTAATACACGTTTAGTGCGGTTGCAATGCGACTTGTGACTGCGTTATGAGGGTTTGAATATCCGTGAAAATGGGGCGACTACGGAAAGAAGGAGATTTGAACTCCTGAATCATCATTTGATGATTGTCGCATTTCGAGTGCGATGCATTCAACCGCTCTGCCATCTTTCCGTAAGTGACATTATAATTGAAGTAAAAGAATAATCAATCAAAACGAAATATATGGAGTCTATT